CTAATCTAAATAAAAAATTAACAACTTCTTTTGTCGTTAAATTATGTTTTGCAAAGTCAGCCGAGTCAACTGTAGAAATCAAAAGAATGTCTGAACTTGGGAACAATTCTTTTGGTGAGATAATCTGAGAAATTGTTTCAACATTTGAACGAGCTTGTCTGAATGATTTTGAAGCATCCTTTTCAGCACCAACTTGAGTATCGTGGTGGTCTGTGTGAATGACAAACATCGGTTTACCGTGAGCAAAGTCTACTAACACAGGCATCACATCACCACTAGCATCAGGTTTCTTTACCGCAAACTCTTTCTCACCATATTGGATAACCTCAGAATCCACAACATCAATACCATTGTCTTCAAGGTATTTCTTCATCGCAATTGCTGTGGTAACACCATCTAAATCTTGGTGAAAATATATTTTAGCCTTTGGGTATCTTTTCGCCAAAGCTTTAATATCACGTAAACCTGATTCTTTGATAATCTTTTTCATTAGTCCCAACCAAAGTAATGCACAATTTTATCAAATAAATCACCATAATCAGAAACACATTGTTTAAATATTAATTTATCCTTATCAGGCATCGCATCCATGGTATCTTCTCCCCACACACCATCAACAGGATAAACATTAATCATTGATTGGTATTTGGCAACTGCCTGAGCACTTTTTGATTTTGGATAGTTACCGATTGAACCGTCAATTTTTAATGGTTGACCGGCATCATCTTTAACACCTTTTTTATTTAAGAAACATTGAATTGCACTATTGTAATTGTATCTGTCAATAGTGGTCATACTACTATTCAAATCTTCTTTTAAATATTGTCTTGAAGTTGCCTCAATATGCATCCCAAGAATTCTACTTTTTTCTTCCTCGGTTATTACAAACTTTTTCATATTAATATTTGAGAGTTAATAAATATTTTAATTTGTTAATTGATAACAACATTTCATCTCTAAGATTCAATAAATCAGTATCCACTTTTGAATCTAAACCTTCAGTCATAGATAATAAAAATTCACAGATACCATCAATGAAATTTTGCATTGATAGTTTATCAATGTCTTGAAACATGATAGAAAATTCTTCAGGGAATTTTGGTCTTCCGTACTTTCCCATCATACCTTCAACGAAGTCGTCAATTAAATCACCTAATGTATCATATACCTTACCATATGCTTTATGTTTAGCGTCAAACGTAGTTTGCCAATGTAAAAATCTAAATTGATTTTGAATTTGGACTAATTTTAAAATATATTCTTCTTTCATTATACTGGACTCATTAATCTTGTTAATGCCGACGTAATTGGCGACATGGCTATTTTATCACCTGTAGTAGTCAAACTCTGTGGTGATGCTTGGGTTGTTGTAGTTCCACCCAACTCAGTTTTTAATGCTTCTTGACCCTCAGGAGTTGATTCATACTGTTTCATTGCGGCTAACATCTGTTCCTCACCCATCATACCTGAAAGTTCTTCAGGTCCAACAAAATTTCCAACACCTAATTTATCCAAAAACCCAAGATAAAATTTTGTTTGACCCATTAGTACTCTTGTTCTTAAAGAACTTTTCCCAAACAGGTCAGAAAATCTACCTAAACCAAGACCACCCCCATAAAGGAATCTTTGGAGGATATTTGGTTTACCTAATATTGCTGGGTCCATAAACTTTTCTCTTTTCAAAGCTGTTTCCAAACCTTGAACCAATTTCATTTGTTCTTGTGGTGTTTTATTTACCATTAAACGTCTAACACCCATGGACCTTCTTGACGCACTACTGAATAAGTTTACCCAACTTTGTAGAGCCCTTTTAAACCCTGATAATAACCCTCCCATATTTGGAATTCTATCAATTACTGTGTCAACTCTTGAAGTCCAATTCTGAGCGGTTTTAAGTAATGTGTTTGCAGGTCCTTCAACTTTTTCTAACATCTTAAGATTCTTAAGAGCCAATTCAGTATTACCAGCATTAATGGCTTTTTCCGCATTTCTAAGGTATTTAACTCCTTGACCTCCAGCTTTCATAGTTCCCATAGCAGTTTTACCAACCACATCACCAATATATGGTACTGCGGATATTAAAGACAAAAACGCAAATAGAGTGTCACCCTGTCTATAATAAGAGATGGCATTTATAAAGTCAGTAATTCCTGTTGGGTCAACAATACCCAAGACATCCAAAACACTATTGTACCACTTCTCTTCAGTTAGTCTCTGTTTTAGATTGTTGAGTTGTATTTCCGTTAATACTATTTCACCCATTTTTTGAATATAAACACTAATTATAAATACTATGATACAACTTAATATAAAGGTTGGTGACACAATTTTGATAGGTAGATTCAAAAATAAAAAGGTGATAGTAAAAACTATCACCCTTGACCAACATGGTTTACCATTGGTAAACGGAAAACCAATTTGTAATTTTCGTTACTCAAAAGAGTAGAACAGTTGGATTAAACCACCTCAATTGGTTTTTCAGGAAATTCTATAACCTGTTGTCTTTTTTGTTGAACAAAAAAACCAACCCTTTCATTAGCCACTTTGGAGTAGTTTGGACTAAGTTCAATACCAATCCAACGACGGTCTAAAGTCTCGGCAGCAACCATACTTGTACCTGAACCAGCGAACGGGTCAAGGACAATATCATTCTTATATGTAAGAATCTTAATTGCCTTGGTTGGGATGTCCATTGAAAAGGTTGCCTTTGTTAATGAACGAGTATCGGCAAAATAATTCCACTGTCCAAATACCAAATCAATAAACTCACGTTTCTGTTGTTCGGTATACATCATCTTGGGTCTCATGTTACCGTCTTTACCTTCAACCTCACCCATCTCACCAACCCATTCAGGTTGTCCTTTAACAATCTTAATATGTTTCTTCTTGTACGCCAAGATAACACATTCCTTTGGATTGTAGATGTAAGGTGCCGATGGACTCATCCATGACCCCCACGCCGTGGTACGACTTCTGTGTGGTGATTCTTCTTCAAGGTCCACAACTCCGAAGAACTTGTAACCAATCTGTTTCATAATTTGCCATACCTCACTTAAAATAAAGATTCTTCCACCCTTGGCTTGTCGGTTAATCTCATACGGAATGTTAAGAGCAATTCTACCATCATCTTTCAATACACGGTATGCCTGTTCCATCCAATCACGAGTGAACTTGGAATATTGTTCCCAAACCATATCATCATCATGAACATCATAATCAATCCCAACACCATATGGTGGTGATGTCACAATCAAATCTACAGACCCTTCTTCCATGGTCTTCATCACTTCAATACAATCTCCGTTTACTATTTTTCCTAAATAATTTTCTGTCATTTTAATATATTGTTACCTCAACCAGCATTTTCTATGTTATCAATCTTCCTTTGAAGATACCAAAGAGCCTTTTTTAAATCTTGTAATTCTTTATCACTACCTTTTTTACCAGCCCTTGAGATATACTTCACCGTATTCCCAAGATGGAAATCAAGTTCCCAAGCCTCAATAACTTTGATGGCCTCATACATATTATCCTCACCCCCATAATGAACGGGGTGGTTTACCATTTCATTTAATGACATACTATCTTAAAGTAATATAATAATTTTTGAGTTTAATTGATTTTTTGTATCCGTTCCTAACAGAAAACAAAGGGTTTTTAGTCCAACATATTTTGTATGAAAAGATTCCTATCCACCCATTTTCTTCTGACCTAGCCAAAGAAAAGATATATTTCTTCCCCCAAGTCAAATGAATCTCGTTGATAAACTTATTCTTGAGTCGATATAGTTTTAATGACATAATATTTTGAAGCTAATGGAGTTTCAATTATTAGACCCTGTGATACAAGGTCTTCCAAATACTTTTCTGTAGTCTCCAAGTCCTCCTTCAAAATATATCGTGAGATGTACGATATGTGAAGGGGTCTCCGTAGTTTTAAAAGGAGACTATTTAGTTTTTTTTCGTCCATAAGATTTCTTCTCTACTTCTTTTGATTTCTTTTTCTTTGGCTCCTCCATCACAACCTCTTTCTCACCTGTTGAACCTTTAAACTCAGACTTGGAGATGTAATTCCAATATCCTGTTGATACTCTACGCTCAGCGTCTTTGTCTACAACACGCAGCATGTGACCCTCTTTGTAAGGTCCTGTTGATTTTATCGCTTTAATACATTTCATAAAAATAAATTTTGGTTTTGTTTTTTAAGTGTGGAAAAGATTTGAGATTCATCGTGACCCTGTTGAAATAAATTAAAAACATCAGATGATATGGTATCCATAAAAATAAAAGCATCCACCCTCGGAGAGAACAGAGTCTTTAAATCGGAATTTTCCAAATGAACTTTTACCGTCTTTTGGTCTACGAATCGTTTTGTGAATCCCATGAGACAATATTAGGAAATAATTTTTAGACTGTCAAACGATTCCCAATCTTCTTTTGGAACACTTTGAAGGATATATGCCAATAGTTTTCTCTTTAACATCGGAACCAAAGTCTGTTCAAATGGGAAGTTTTCATTGGTCTCTACCTCAAATATCGGTAACTTGGTGAAATCTACCAAGTCCTTCCATGATGTCGCATCTTTAACTAACGTGGTAACTCGTTGACCTTGGGGGTCACCACTCCATACCATATCAAAATAAATCTTGGCGTCTGATTTGGTTCTCTTCATCTTTCTGATTGAATACTCCCACAAAAATATTTGTTTCTTACTTTTGTTTGGATAGTAAATGTATCCG